CATCGACAGACATAGCCTGTCCCAGCATTCCTCCGAAGAATTATCAAAATTTGACATTTTATCTTGTATACCTCAATACACATACTCCAATATTTGTTCTAGCAAACGCTTGCAGCCCCAGTCCAAGGCTGGCTTCGGCCTTGCCTGTTGGCACTGGAGCTCCGCTTCCCTCTGTGGCAAGCCGCAATGTGCACTCGCCACAAGCAAGCTTGCCAACCACTCCCATGGCTTTCAGCCCGACAATCACGTCGACTTGGCCTTCGGCAACGCTATCACTGTGCCCGGCAGCATCAACGTGAGAAACGATGCTTGCATCGCTCTGACCTCTAATCTCTGCACTGGCCTCGCCGCTCACGCTTAACAGCAGCTCCGCAACAGCACTGCCAAGTGTGCTCACGCAGCCTGTAGCGTCAACATTCACTTCCGCAGTTGCTTCCGCAAAGCCAGCACCCAGAGCCTCTGCACCAAGTGCTGCAGATGCAACACCCTGCCCCACAACGACCTGCGAAGCAGTTGCTTTGCAAGAGACCTCAATGCCTTCCGACAGGACAGCTCCGCCAAGTCCTGCCACGTCAGCAACAATGTCTACAGTAGCGTCCCCAGTAATTGGGGCCTTCGTGACATCAGTGGTTGGAGAGCTAGCAACATGCCCAATATAGCTGTTGACAGGTGAAGCCTTCCGCTCAACGATGAACTCCCAGTGGTCTTCGACAAGACTCTGGTCTTCGCCTGTGGTGAACCCCAGGTTCGTGGCATACTCGTCAAGGCCAGTAGCCTCCTCAACCACAGTTGCTGTCAGATTGAAGGCCGCATAAGCATCTTCTACCGAAGATACTTCGGTGACCTCCGTATACACAGGACTCGGAACATCGTAGCGTTCCGCAACAGTTGCTGCTTCAGCGAAGGTCATATAGGCAGGTGCAGGGACTTTGTATTCATCTGATACAGCAGCCTCTTCCTCAACAGTCTTAGTGTAACCCATCGAGGTAGAGAACTCGTCACCTACACTGCCACCTTCCGCAAGGTCAATGACTTGCACTATCCCTGCAGCTGTCACAGGCTGAAAGCCTGTCGGAGGCGTATAGTGGAAGTCGCTTGCTTTGAAAATGGCTGTTACTTCGTCATACCAATGCAAGCTAAGTGCTGGATAGAAATCCCCAGATATCCCACTAAATGCTGGATTTGCTCCTGTCTCGGGATTGCCACTCTCACACCAAACTCCATTAACACCATACCATATCTTACCATTGTCAAGGTCGAGAGCGACCATGACAATGTCGCCATCGTCAGCACCAGGGTTGTAGTCCTGAAGCTCTTCGCCGTTATGATATAATCGATTGTTACTGCTTGTCCCGCCACCCACAACTCTCCAGCCATAACTGTTCTCTCCCTCTACACGTCCAAGCCCACTTTCCAAGTCACAGTCGCCTTCGGCAATACCGAAGTGATACGAGTTAGTGCGGTCATTTATGTAATACTCCCAATACCATTTCCCTGAAGAGAAGTGGACATTAGCCCTGACGGACCTGTCACTGTTTCCATATTCAGTATTCCTCTTGGCTCTCAGGTCGCCGTCATAGAGGTCTATACCAGCAGACTTGTCAGCAGGGTTCCAAGTAGCTGCTCCCAAAAGTCACCTCCACTATGTGGTGCTTGTCACTGTAATAGCAAGCTTCACCTTCAAGGTGTCGCCGTTTTCAACAGGCTTGCCTTCACCGTAGTTAGCCGCTGAGAACATATATGGTCCACTACTATTGTCACCCTTTGTGCTGTCGCTCACAAGGGCCGCACCATATATGGTCTTCGTCGCATTGATGCTGAACACCGCAGGGTTACTATAATTATTTATCGTCCCATTACTGGCAGCACCTTCATTGAACGCTGGCCTTGTGGCCTCGTCATATGCAGTGCATTCCGTGAATCCAGGGCTCTGATATGTGTCACTTGAAGTGGGCGTGTAATCGTTCTCGAATATGAGAATATACCAAGTCCCCACCTGCGTAGCACCGTGAAACATTATGTCAAGCCAAGCATTCAGCCCCTGTGTCACAATCTTATTGCAGTATGCCCACTGGTCAAGCAGAACGTTGTTCCTCCACAACTCCCACTCCCAGAAGGCACGCACAGTTGCAGCAATCTTCATAACATACCTCCTACACCGAAATTGGGTCTCGCAGTTCCACATAGAACTGGCCAAGCGTTACCTCACTTCCCTGAGCAACGTCCCTTTCAGGACAAGGGACAACATACAGCAGCTCTTGCGAGATGTCGCTCACAAGAGCAACGTGGTTGAGCACACCCGTAGTGCCTACGGGAATGGCGTCAGCCACATTTACCGTTATGCGTCTCCCCGAAACAAGCCCATCTTCGATTTCTCCAAAATTGGCAGAGCCAATGGCTATCGAGCCAAGACAATACGTGGACGTTGCTTCCGCATAGGAAGCAGGTTGCTGACTACACAAGCATAGCTTGTCAGCTCCATTCTTGAGCCAGTTCAATGCCGTGTCAAGCATAGCATCGTTACACCAGACACCCATTACGAAGCCCCTCTGATGTCAATATCAAAACTGTCTATCGTTATCGTTACACCTTCTTTTATGGTCAGGCTAGACAGCTTCAGCTGCCCACTTCCGACACCACAAGCTCCATCGAGCCTAACGGCAGCTTTGTTGTCGCCTGTGTGATACTTGTTGTCATACAGGCGAAACCATCCAGCTGTCCCGTCGGCCAAGCCAACTCCGCTCCAGACATCACCACTCTTCTTCCCTATCACTCCGTTTATCGGAGCTTCGAACTCAAGACCGTTGTCTGGCGAACCAGGTGTGAAAGCTCCGCTATTCAGCGTGATTCTTACAAGCTTCGTGCCTGTTTCACCACTATCTGCATCGGCTGGCTGACTTCCACTGTATATCTCAAGAACAGCGTCCTTGAAAAGCTCTTCGAGAGAGCCTCCATTGTTACTTTTCAAGACCGTGTTCTCGTTGAAGGCTTCTTCCGCTGCCACAGTGCCTGTGGCAAACTCCAGCTTGCCTGCAGAAACAGCCAGTATTTCTACATCTGTCATGTCATTACCACCAGTCGTGGACCCAGTAGTTGTGATTTTATCACCAACTTTGAAGCCCGCATCCAAGAACCTATTCTCGCTGTCTGTGATGTAGTCATTCCCAGCTCCACCATCGTGATAGGCCAACGAAGTTCCTTTCAGAGTGGCGTTTCCGAGCAAACTATTTTTCAATCCCGTGCTTAGTTTCAGCATAACTTCCTCCTACCACACAATTGTTATATATCTTCCGTCCCTGATAAGGGCAGTCCCTCGAGTGCCCGCAGGGCACTTGATGTGCTCTTCCGTCAAGTTCCTGAAGTAGCCATTAAGGCCTCCGAGGCAGATGCCTCGTGCACTCATCCACATGGCATATATGCCAGGAGGCAGACTTCCGTCGCCTATGCGACTGCTCTCCACATGAAGGGCTGTGCCCTCCACAGCGGGATAGCCTGCTACCTTCCTGACAAACCAATCCTCGGGACTGCTGCCCACCAGGGCATATGTCGTATGTTCATCGCTGACGAACATCCCATCAGCAACGCCGATAACCATCCGTATCCTGCTAGAGAAAGGAACAAAGTTGCGACCGAGGTCGTAAGCGTGATATGCAAACGGCTCGCTATACCAGAGTGTCGAGCCTTCGGCTATGAACATCCTCCCATTCCACAGGCACAGAATATGTCCTGTCGGAGGGTCACTGAAGACTCTTGTCGTATCTGGCCCAACATACTCACCTACCTCCCAAGGGTGGCTTTCAGCGTTTTCAACATAGCCGTTCTCATAGCCGTTGCTGTAATACACTCTGTTGAACACAGTTGCATAGCTCATAGCACTATCGTGTAGTCCTGTCCGCAGGACAGCGTAGCTGTAATCTGGCGATAGCAGCATCAGCCTCCCGTTGGAAACAAACAGACATCCTCCGAAGTAAGGATAAGGGCTGTGCCCTGGAAGGTCCACGACCTTTCGGTAGCCCTTTCGTCTGCACACCCGTCTCTCGACATCTACGTTGTAAGCTGCTGCCAGATAGCAAACGCCCTCTCGACAGAGTGTGACAGGGTCATGCCGATTGTCTAGCCCCCTCGGGCTCTGTAACACTCTTGCTAGAGCCATCAATACCTCCAGATAGACCTAGGTCTGTGGACTCGCCGTCGTTCGACCCAAGCCTGTAGCTCGTGCAGTCCCTGCTCAAACTGCATCATCGCTGCAGCTGTATTAACCTTCTTCCCCTCTTCGATACCATCCTCGATAAGACCAAAGCCAATTGCTGCAGCACCCTGCACAATCACCTTTCGGTGTAGCATTTCAGGTATTCCTTCAGGGACATCGTCAGGTTCTACGAGCGTGGCTGGCTTCCGCCTATACAGCACAGTCAATGTCTGCGCTTCCGCAGGAATGGGCTGATAATACAGCGTTGCCCCATCAACAGCTACTACTTCAACATCACCTTCCTCGTCCATCCCTGGATACCTCTCCAATAGCCCTTCAAGCGTCACTATCGTGAGCTCCACGTCGCCATCACCTACATACAGCAGACGGCTGCACTGCGAGGGCAGGCTCGTGTAAGCCTGCCCAACCACAGTGTCAACGCTGTTGAGGACACCAAACCCAGGGACTTCGGCCCGCTCAACCGCAGTCGCAATTGCCTCGTTTATCCAGTCAGGAATACGAGACACGATGTCATCGCTATCGTCGTCCAGCACAACAATCACTTCGTCAATAAGCTGTTGCAGGTTCATCGCACATCACCAGAAAAGTCAAATTTTGACATTTACACTCCAATCCTGCTCACCAGCATATACAACCGTGCCCTTCCAGCAGTCAGTCCACTAGACAGCGTTGCGATAATCGCAGGCATAGCCGTATCCGCACCCTTGACAATCAATGCTCCAACATCGTTCTCACGAAGGGCTTTCGCCCAGACTGTTCCAGACACAGTATTCGGCGTTCCCTCTGTTAAAGACGTGCCAGGCATATAGTATCCAGCCGAGCCCTCTGTTACATCTGTATTGTCAATGTAATAGTCCTCGTCGAGATTGCTGTATGTCAAGTCGACCGAAGGGTCGTCAAGAGTGCACTTCCCAATGTCAATCGTTGGTGTTCCACCTGAAAATGCTATCTCAACCTCTAGCACAAACTGATGCAAGAAATAATTCCCTAGCACCGCTGGAAAAGCAAACAGCAACACCTTCTCATTTGTGTTTTCATAACCGAAAGGACTGCTCTGCACCCAGAAGGGGTTGACCCTCCTGTAGTGCCTCTCGTCAGTCCTTCTCAAATCAGTATCTAATACCGCCATCTTCTACCTCCTCCTAGTAAATCACCACATAGTCTGCGAATACATAGACGACACCAGCATCACCCGTGCTCTTGTTAGTTGTGAGGGTAATTGCACCAGAGCCGTCCGCAAAATACTTGCCAGCAGCACAAGCAGCACTGCCACCAAGCGACGTCTTCATCCCAGCAGCATCGGGGTCGCTCTCGGTGTTTGTCAAGAAAGCGTCAGTGTCTGCGGCTTCACCGTTTCCAATGAAGCCTACTGTCACAGAAGCTCCTGCTGCCGAATAGGCTGTAACAACCCAGAGCCACACCTGCTTTACAAACGCATATCGTGGCAACCGAAGTAGAATATACGTCCCGTTGGCTGGGGCGGCCAGCCTCTTGCTTTTGGCCAGCCGCAGATTATCAGCAAAAGCGTGTGTATATAAATCAGTTGCCATAATGAACCTCCCTTACGATAATGGTGCTCCCCAGCTAGACCCAGTAATCACTCCGAAGTCGTGGCCTTCAAACCTTGTCTTTTTGAAGCCAAGAATTCCACCGCCTCTTATGTTCATGAACCTCTTAGCATCAGTTTGATAGGGCACAAACGACAATGTCGTGCTCTTGCTCTCACCAGCTCCGCCCCAGGCAAGCACCCCCGCTTGACATCCAAGCAGGATGTTTCTAAACACTCCAGCCCGTGGGTCAGTGCTGTCTTTCACGACCTGCCTAATCCTCTCAGATTTGCTGATAAGCATTCCATTATATTCTATCTCCACATTTGGAATCTGCAGCTTGCCAGCAGCTCTAATCAAGTCACCCCACTGACCTACGTTAGTGTTCTGACGCAAAGCGTCAAACACGTAGGTGTGAAGGATGACCCTATAATACTTCTTGCCGTTTATCACAAGAGGACGCACTTTGTAGCACTTGTCTCCGACAGGCATCTCAGCACGCTGTTTCATCCTGTCCAAGAAGGACAAGTCCAACACGTCCGCACTGGTCATAGCACCCTCGGTAGCTACATCATTCACTTTGAGCCAGTGCTCATCGTCAGGGTCTTCAGGGTCTTGACCTAGGGTCTTGCCCGCAACCCTGAATGAGCTATCGCCACACAGATGGGCAAATGCAATGTCACTCAGTTTGTCCGCCCACCATTCCTGTAAGGCATCACGCCCTTCTTCCATCAGGTTGTAAGGAACTCTCTGTTCCTCCATCCGACCACCAGTCTCTACTGCATGATTGAGTTCTTCAATCGTGCATTTGAAGTGCCTGAAGCGTAACGCTTCCTCTTTTCCTTCAATCGGGTCTCTCCCGACAACACCTTCACCCTGCAAAGGCAAACGGATACCGAAGGTAATGGTATCACCCTCACCCTTGGCGAGCTCTTTCCTTTGCTGGATAATAGACTTCGTGTCTTTACCGACCAAGTCGTTGATTTCCGTCGCTGGAAGCAATATAGCAAAAAGGTCTTTTGCCCAACGCTTCCTAGTCAACGGGTCATTTGTCAGAAATACAGTCTCTGCCATTTCTATCTCCTCCTCACTTCAGCTTTCCTTGTAAATACAGTGCATATACATCCCGAGGGACTTTGTCTAGCTCGTCCTCGGGTAACGCATCAATTTTAGCTGCAGTCCATCCAGCTGCATCTGCACCACCTCCACCAGCCATACCTTGTATGCTGGACGGAGCTTTCGCAGGCTCTTTCGGCCCTCTGCCACCACCTTTCGGTGGCTGCTTAGCATAGTCTGGATGATATTGCTTTATCTGTGCATACATTAGCTTATACGGATTTGGCTGACTCCAAATCCAGTCTTCGACAGCCATCACGGCTTCGCCCTTCGACACACCAGTCCGCTCAGCATATACTTCAGCCATAGCTTCTACCATGTCGTCGAAGTGCTCTTGCGAGACAACTTCATCCACATCCTCATACTTTGGGTTCAGTCGCATCATCTCCAACATGGTCTCCAGTTGCTGTGCACGCAGAGCTTCCTGCCGTTGCAACAGCCTCTTCTGCTCTTCATCTTCCTCTCCCTCATCAAGAACACCAGCCTCTTTCAGAGCTTTGCTAGTGCCTTGCATCTGCATACGGAGCTCGGTCATCTCACGCTTCTGCTCACGCAAGAGTGCTCTCAATTCCCGCACTTCTGCGTCACGTTGTGCCAGTAGCTCCTCAACAGAGGACTCGCCGCCCTCTTCGGGCTTTTTCCCTTCCTGCCCTTCGGGCTCCTGTGTTTGACCCTCATCTACAACACCTTCATCACCTTTACCCTCATCAGGGTCGGTGGTCACACCCTCAAGGTTCCTAGGGTCTTCATCGCCTTGCGGTGTTTGTTTTACGTCTGCCATCTTTAGCCTCCTTAGCCTTAATCTCGGCCATCCTGAGCATCATTTCTCGCTCAATCCTGGCCCTATTATACTCCTGCACCTGTGCCTTCACCGTGAAGGGCACATCCATATATTCAAGGATAATCTCGGGTGGAATTGCATCTGGGGCATTATGAGCATATTCCATAAGCATATTCGCAATCTCTCTCCGCATTGTCACATCTTCAGCTTCCTCATCAATCCGCAAGTCAAACTTGCCTGCAGATATATCGTTGAAGCCCTCAATCTGCGGGTTCAACTGTGTGTTTATCTCAACAAGCTGTGCTCCCTTCGCTCCTTCCATCCGTATTACCATAGGATATGTTACGTATTGCTGCACAAGCGAGAGCAAAAGCTCTCCGCCTTGCAACCTAGCATCCCTAAAATTTGCAAACAGGATATACAGCACAGCTATATTGCTTTCAAGTCGCATCCTTGCGGTAACACCAGGCTCCCTGGTTCCTGTCTGCTTCCCCATCAAGACATCTTGGATGCCACTGACATCCACAATGCTCTGTCTATACTGGGCATCCAGCTGCCCGTAAATCGGGCTTATCTGTGGTTGCTCACTAAACTTGACACGGCCAAGGCCACCTCTGTTGAGCACAAGCCTGAAGTTCGGCTCACTGCTGTGCTTGTCATACTCATCTACATTGAGGATTGCATCTATCTCGTGCATCAAGATACCCTTTGGGGCAGTTTGTAACAAGTGTGATAGCTGACGCCGCATTGTGTTCAGGGCCCTTTGCGGGTCTTTCATCATCTCAATTGCACTCATATACCTGTTCTCATTTTCATCCTTATAGCCTCCGAAAAGCACAATCGGATAGCCGTGCCACTTATACGGCGACCTTCCATGCTCAAGAAGCACATTGCCAGAAAATATAGCATAATAAGGGACTTGCATCACACTCTCAACAGCTGTTGGCGGGTCGCCTCGCCAGACTCTTCCATCAGGGAGAGTGATACCCTCCCGAAGCCGTTTTACAAAGTCACGCCACTGAGCCCTCGTCAAGTGCTCAGGACGTCCTGTTATCGGATTGACAAACCAGACAGCCCTCTCGGGTTTCTTATACCAACACTCTACGAGCCTATACAATTTCTTGCTTTCATTGAAATAGGTCGGCGTATAGTAGCTGAGGTCAGTGTCAAACATCCTGATGGCATCAGCATCAAATCTGTCCCAATACGCTTTAATTTCTTCCTCGGTAAACCACCGAGATATGAACACATATCTCGCCTCATTTACGTCATAATCGTAGCAATCTGGGTCCACCAGGACGTCTCGCCCTGGTAGCCTCTTACACTTAATCTGCGGTTCAAAAGGATTGCTTGTGTCCACATAAAAGTAAAGAAAACTCCGTCCACTCTTCACAGCATGCTCGAAGCACTCCATCTCTCTCCGAGAGGCTTTTGTGTGATAGCGAAAGTGCTTAAACACTCCGTTTATCAGCTCAGCCAAAGGCTCATCTTCCTTTGTTACGGGGAACACCTTCGGTGTTCTCCGTATCTGAGCCGCCAAGCCAACAAGCTTGTCTATCCGAGGCTTAACTTCGTTATACACTGTGACAGGACGCTTCTGTGCAATAAGTGCCTGTCGCACCTCAGGCTTGTCCTGTCGCCCAGCGTAGAAGTCGTAGTCCTCTTCCGCTTCTTCACGCCACCTCATTTCAGGCGTGGAGCGTTCTGCCTCTCGCAGCCACTCCTGCAACTTCCCGAGGAGCTCCTCCTCGCCTTGCGAGGCTCCGCCTCGACGATGCTGCTTTATCCCACTTTCAGCAACTTCGTTCATTTACACACCCTGTTAAAAACTTTCGCTTCCAGTCTCGTCAGACGATGCTCTACAAGCACCTTATACTCAGCAAGTTCTGCATTCATTTTAGCGACCATCTTCTTGGTCGCCACCACTTCCCTGCATAGTATGGTGAGCAGAATGCTCACTACTACACCCAGCACACTTGCAAAGATGTCTCCCACATCTCTCCTCCATTGCATGAAGTCTTTGGTCTAGCAACTTGAGCGTATCTCTCAAGTCTTGAACAATCCACACCAAGGCGGCCACTACCTTAAGGGCCTCCTCACTCTTGGCCTTCGAGGCCCACATCTTAAAATCCCTCCATTCTTTCTCGGATTGCATCTCCGCCTCCAAGAAACGTCAAATTTTGACACCCCATCTTAACTCCATTAACTTCTCAAACCTCTCTATCAGCTTAATGAGCTGCTCCGCAGTCTTGCGACATTCTGCAGGACTTTCGGTCTCGTGACATCTGGTCCTAGCTTCTAGGACCCACTGCTTAAGCAGTTTTACAAATTCTATTGCTCTCACGAAAACTTCGTCCATCACAACACTCCAACAGCCTTTACCATGAAGGGCACAACTCTCTTGATAACATCTTTACCCACCAGATAGGTGAACCGCTGCCACAAGCCTAATAGCTTGCCCTTTTCGCACTCCGTTAACTCACCAACCGTTTTACCTTTCACCGTCAGCTCAATCTCGTTGAGGATTTCCATGGCCTCAGCAGGCATCTTGCTAATATCATCTCCCAAGGCTGCTTGCCAGTAGCAGACCGAGAACTCGCTGTGCGAGCACAACACAGCAGCAAGCTTATCAGCCCGCTTCATAAACTTATCGTAGCTCTTAGTGAAGCCCTTCATGCGAGCAGCACACCCCGCCAAAAGCAAGATACACAAAACAGCACACAAAATTGCCAACTTCATAACTAACCTCCTCAGCCAGAAGCCTGTCTGGCAACCTTAAACAGACACGTCTCGTTAAGAGTCGCGTCCGTTTTATACTTACTATCATAGACCACGTGCACTATCAGCTCCTTCTTCTCCGACGCATTCTTCCTGTTTATAACCACTAAGTCCTCATCGGACAAGAAGATATGGATGGGATTACCAGGGGTCACGGACTCATCCTCCCTGTTGTTTATAACAGTCCCTGTGGACACATCTTTCAGTGTCCACGTTATGGACTTAATCGAGCCTACAGGGATGGTCGAGCCATCCACATCCTTGAAGCTAGCATCAATGACTACACTGCTTCGCTCTGTAACATTGAAGCTTAAGTCTATCGGCATCCTTACGTCCCGTTCTCAGTGTGATTTGCAAAAATCTTGCAAGAAGTCGAGTCGTCCTTGTTCCAAGCAGACGGCCACACAAAACTATTCAGTATCGGGTCAGTGCCACTAGCACCAGCTATTGAAATAAACGAATGAGTTATATTACTAAAAGGTCCATCACTGGTTGAATATTCAAACTTCCAAGTTATTACATCAACACCAGCACCTTCATTATCGCTATCGCTATCGTTAGTCTTGGGATAACCTGTAGCCACAGCTTTTTCGCTGCCGCTAGCAACGGTAAAGCTGCCATAGTTATCCGACTTACCAACAGGGTCAGGACCCGCCGTTGCCAAGTAAAGAGAATTGAAATCGTTATCTGGGGTTTCGCCACAAGCCTTTTGAGCGTAATATTTATCGCCTTCGTCAGTGACGATGTTTCGCCCTGGAACGATTCTACGAGCCCCTGTCTTCTCATTCACAAGAACAACCAGAGCATCAGCGAGCAAAACGAGCTGCTCATCAATTGCGACTTTCAGTGGGACCAGAATCTCCCCGAACTTGCCTAACCTGACTCTCTTACGAAGTAACATTCTTCCCTCCTTTCTCAGACTTGAAGACAACAATCATGTTGTCTGAAATGTTAACTTTCTCCCTTATCATTCTTTCCCTTACATAACGCAAGAACCTTCTGAGTAGTTTCTTAAACATTCAACCTCCTCGTCACAGTCAAAAGTTTTAGATAGAAACAATTCCTCGCAGCCCTTCTATCTAATCTTCTAACCCGTGTTAATCCTTGGTCTGGTCGAATCGTAGTCACATAGCTCTCTTCCCCAATATCCTTCTCTGTCTTCAGCCCTCTAAGCACATAATATCCTATAGCTCCGTTAATATCATCCCTGATGATAATCCTTGTCTTGCATGTCAGATAAAGTATTCTCTCAATCAAAGACTTAAGCATCATCCTCCCCTCTTTGAAAAGCCTATCTTGGCCACGAACTTCTTGAAGCTCGCAGACGCACGACGAGCCTTAAAGCTCATCTTGCCAGCCACCACTTCAATCAAGGTCATGACCTTCGTCAGGCTTTCCTCAACAGACACGGTCTCGCTCATTATCTTTACCAGCGTAGCAAAGCAGGAGCGGACCATTGTCTCGACAATGCTAACAGCTTCATTCAAGACTTTGACCATTCTGCATCTTCTGCCCATTGCTTCTGCAACAGACAACATTTCCGTCGCCACTCTCGACATCCTACACCTTCTACCCAGAGCCTCAAGGATGTTCAGCGTCTCCTGCATCACCCTACTACTGACACATTTCCTCATCAGGCTCTCTGTCACAGAGACCGTCTCGTTCATTATCTTAACAATGCCTGCTATGCAAGAACGAACAAAGGTCTCAGTAACATTCACAGTTTCGTTGATTATTTTAGTTAAAAACCCTCTACGATTTAACACTTCACTTATGGAGATATTTTCTACCATAGTTCTAACTGAACGAAGATGCCTTAAAATTCCTTCAGAGACTAATACTGTCTCATCCATTATCCTCTTTGAATATAACCGTCTTACTAGAGTTTCAGTTATAGACACAGTCTCGTCCATGATTTTAACTACTGTGCTAACGCATGAACGAACAAAGTCCTCTGTTATACCAACTGTCTCGTTGATTACTCTTACTGACCGCAATCTTCTTACTAGGCTTTCAGATATGGATACAGTCTCACTAATTATCCTTATAGCTCTTAATCGCCTAAGCACTGCTTCGGTTATGCTCAATGCTTCATCTATGATTCTGGCTGAGAATGCTCTACGAGATAATGCTTCAGCAATTGATATTGTCTCGTTTATAATTCTATTTGACCTTAGTCTTCTTAATATTCCTTCAGATATAGAAACTGTCTCGTCCATTATTTTGATTAAGCCTCCAGCCGCCACATACTCATCTGCTCCAATATCCCAAGTTCCACTTCTAGTTTCACCATCTATGTCATCTGAAAAGGCTAGGTTTGGGTCGGAGGATAAATCTACACCTGAGTCCTTTGCACAAGTATCAGTTGAACTTAAATGAAAATCATCGTTGGCTTCATCAACAAAGGAAACATTGCAAGTTTTACTATTAGCACCTGGAGCGTCACCAGAGATGTCTGAAATATTATAATCTGAAGCACCATCAAAACTGCCATAAAAACCATCTGTGCAGTCTTGAGCAATGCTATTCTTAACGACTGCAACACCATTAGCCCGATGATAACCATAAGAACAGTTACATACTGTATTATTATATATATAACCTGTGCATCCAGAAGCTAATATTCCAATACCTCTATCACTACTATACTGATTTATATCATATACTACATTATTCCATATCTTAGTAGTAGCTCCAACAGTAATCCCTGACCTCCAATCTGAGGCACTAGTAGAAAGGCTTTTAATTACATTTTGGCTTATATAAACTGCGCCAGAAATAGTATTATCAACTCTGATAGCATGTCCCCAATTAGAACCTGTTATACCGACCTGTATCCCCTCTATATAGACCTCACCCTCTAAAATATCTATTATATTGGGGTCAGACACCAGCCTATACTTACTCTCATTCCACTTCCCATTATGCCTATAATTTTCACTTGGGTCAGTCCAGATTTTAATGTAACGAGTTTCATCCGTATTCCAGCTACCATCAATAACCACAGCATCAGTATCTGCACTTCCACCCGTGCATCTACACTTGGCAACGGCTATTTCATCAGCCTGTTGTAAATCTTTCTCCTCTCCTGCTTCCCAAGCAGCAAGAGAAGTATAATCTGTTCCTGTCCCGTTATCAGGGTCAACTATTTTAATATTCTCAGTCGCCATTATTGTCTCTGGTCAATGATTTTTAAATCTTTTGCACTTACCTCAATTATGCCTTTCTTTAAACTATCCTCTATTCCACTAACATCAATCTTATATCGCCTTCTGGCTACAGTATGAACTTCTGTTTCTTCTTCAACTCTGATACTGTAGTCTGCTTCATTTACCGTTATTCCAAAGTGGCTTAACTCTTGAACAATTAACCTGCACTTTTTCAGGCATTCACTTTGTGCAGTGTCTTTGTCTGTGCTTGTAACAAGAACGCCAAGTTTATCTGATGTAGCATGATACCTAGAGCCAACAATTATTTTATGAAAATCAAGAAGATGAACCAAATCTTCAGGCTCAGCATCCTTAACTCGGACAATATAGAACTTTTCTTTGTTTAGTTCCTCTTTACCCCATTTATGCCCAGCAGGTCTAATTACAACTACATAGCCTTTTTTATAACAACCCCGCAGGTCTTTTACCTCGTTTTGATGAACTGCATCACAAGCCTTTATAAGCAACTCAGCAGGCATTATTGCACCTCCACTTGGAAGCTTTGAGGAACTTCAGGCACTGGATAGGGAATATAGATTGTTACCTCAGTTTTGCCACTTTCATTATCTGCATTCTTCGCGCTTAAACCAAATGTGTAATTTTGTCCAACTGAGATAACATCATAAGTAAAAGCCTCTTCAAAATCCTTCATGCCTGTTTCACCATCACTGCATTTAGAGGTAAACTCCTGTATTTGTGTCCATGTATCATCAGGATTCTTTAAATATAAGACAAATTTAGTTTCCCAGCCAGGACAGTCACAATCCCACCGAGCCACAAAATCCATTGCCGTAGCTTCTGGAATAATAATGTAAGTATGAACTACAGCACTGACTATCGGAAGCAAAGCAGACAACATAAACGCTAGCACAACAATCCATGCTCTCAACACACCAGAAACATCAAATTTTGACTTTATCACTGTATCGTTACCTCCTCGGAGCTTTGCACTTCCGTGCTCACCTCCGTGCTTGCTTCTTTTTCCGCCTCTGTCATCGGCAGATTTTCCAGCAGAAAATCCACGTCTTCTACTGTCAGCCACAACGCAAACCAGCCACCAAACGTCAGAAAGACTACGTCCTTCATCTCAGCTTTCGCCGACACGAGTGCGTTATAGAACACGAGCTTCTCGTCCCGTCCCTTTATATAGAACGTGAAGTGACCCTTCCCACAGGTAAGGGCGTAATTGTCATTCTCTGCCTGCCTAATTCGCCAATTTTCGTTCTCTGCCACTATCC